CATCAGAGCGCAGTCGCCAGTCTTCCACCGGTGCATGGCGTTGGTCAGCGATGCCTCGGTCTTGCACTCGGTCAGGTTGATGGGCCGCAGCGCCTTGAACTTCTCCATGATCCTGGCAGCGTCTGACCGGTACGCATAGGCGCACAGGATGGGTGACCCCTGGGCCTCGTCGATGATGTCCTCCAGCGCGTCCAGCTTCATGTCGTGCACCGGCTCCCACAGCGGCATCCCGGCAATGGGGTACATGGCCCCGTTAGAGAACTGCAAGCACTTGTTGGTCAAGGCAGCTTGGTTAAACGCCTCAATCTCTTTGCCGCTGTCCAGCACCATGAAGAACTCTTTTTCCAGCCTGTCGTACTTGGCCCGCAACTCGTCAGGCATCTCGATCTCGATGTTGTTGACGATCAGGTCAGGCAGCGGGTTGTAGTCCTCGGCTGACATTTCAAGCGTGATGTCCCCGATCAGTTTCTTGATAGTGTCCTCGGTGTCCTCATAAGCCACCTCTTTGTAGGGTCCAACCTTCTTGTAGAACCGGGTGCGAAACGCTGTCTTGCTTGTGCCCAGACGCTCACCCTTGTCCACCACGAGGAACTGACCGTGCAGGTCTTTGTACCCATTGCTGGCCGGGGTGCCGGTCAGGCCCGTGGTCCAGTCGAACTGGTTTGCAATCTTGCGAAACGCCTTGACCCGGTTCGTGGCGCTGTTCTTCATCTTGCTAATCTCGTCCCAAATGATTCCGTTGAACGGCATCGGGCGGTCCTTCTTAACAAAGTAGGTTTGCAGCGTTTCGGCCAACCAGCCGAGGCACTCGTAGTTGATCATGTAGACATCGGCAGGGCGCAGCAGGGCGCGGGTGCGCTGGTCCTTAGTGCCCGTAACCATGCTGAACTTGAGGTGCTTGGTGTGTTCCCACTTCGCAGCCTCTTGACGCCACACCAGCCGGATGACTCGGATGGGGGCCACGATGATCACACCGCGCAGGAAGCTGGTGCGGATCAGGTGGGCCAGCGTGGTCAAGGTGATCACGGTCTTGCCCAGTCCCATGTCCAGCCACAGCATCGAGTTGGGATGCGTGGACTGGAAATTGACAGCCTTTTGCTGGTAGCCGTGGAGCAGGTCAGGTGTCAGCATCCCATCACCATCACGTCAATCATCAACTTACCCTCGGCTACGTTGTCAATCACAAACACGTTGACCATCTGACTCCTGAGTTTGTCGTGCTCTCGGTACTGCGCAGGCGTAGGCACTTGACCCTCGCGCTTGAACTCGCAGAACCACATGCGCCCATCAGGTCCAATGAACAGACGATCAGGCACAGCGGCACGGGCAGGGCTGGTGAACTTGTACGCCAGCACACCCTTGGTCTTGGCGTAGTCGCAGACCTTGGATTCAATCTGTTTTTCCAGCACGGCGGTTCTCCAGTTCGATCAACAACTCGATGTAGTGCTTGGCCTTTTCCAGATCAGCAATGCCGTTCTTCTTGCGCCAGCGGGAAACGTACTTGATCACGTTGCCTTCAAAGTACCCAATTGCGTTTGCGTGGATGTACTCGACTGGTTGGATTGGCAAGTCCTTGTAATGGTTGCCAGCAACTTGTTTGTCCAGTGCGTCAAACGCTTCATCTTCTTCCATAGTCACTTCAAACTGAGACATAGCTTCTCCACTTCTTTGACGTAGTAATCGAAATTGACCGGCAGCTTGCCAGCGTCCTTGATGTCGTTGCAGGGCTGCACACCCCAGCCACTCTCAACGGCAAACTTGCGCCACTGCTCGGGCTTCTTCGCAAGCGGTGGCATGTACTTGACCAACTGCCCACCACCCTCGGCCACGTAGTAGCGCGTGGTGTTCTGAAGCTGCGATGTCACGCCGTCACGCTCAATGCCCAAGTGACTCGACCGGGGCACTTTGGTGCGCAGCATAAAGTCCATGATGTCAGGCCACTGCTCAATGGTTTCGCGGATAGGCGCACCCTCGACCAGCACCTTCTCGGCCACTTTGGCAATCACCAAGCCACCGGCGTTCTGGTGCCACTCCATGTCCCACTCGTAAGCACCCTTGCGCTTGGTGCTGCCGTTCTCAAACACGCCAATGTAGTTGTTGACATCGCGCACCATCATGGCCTTGTACACGGCCTCCTCAAGATTGAGGCCGGTGCGTGACTGCCAAGCAGCGCGGGCCAGATCGACCAGCATCTTGTGGCTGCGGGGCACACGCACTGTCAGGCCATCGGTGTTAACCTGAATGATGCGCAGACCGGGGATGTGCATCAACCCTTCGGCCAGCAGGCACAGCAGCAGTTGACCGTTGAGCGTGATCGACATGGTAAACAGTGGGTCGTAGAACACACTGAACTGGTTGTTGCTGTCACCGTAGACGCCGTTCAGCGCCAGCTTCAGCATGGCCGACTCGGCTGACTTCTTTGGGTACGACTTGCGCTGCTCGAACAGGTGCTTGTAGATGCTGACAAACTCTTTTCCGAGATGGGCAGGGTGAAACCCATTCGTGATTGCCAAATTTGGATAATATGAAGTGACATCCAAGTCCACGATGACGCACTCACCGTCAGACTCGATGACCTCTGACTCGATGGAGCCGTGGATTCCTCCAAGGCCAAAGACAAAAGTAAAACCATTGATTGTTGCTGTGAGGTCCGTGAAGACCCCCTTGGTTTCGGTGATGGTCTGGGCCTTGAGCCAGTTCATCACCCGGTTAAATTCAGGGTGCTCGAAGTTAATCCACGGCAGGATGGCGTCCTTGAGCGCAATGACTGGGCGCTTGGTCTGCCGAGGTGTGCGACCCTTGGGGCCAAAGTCGTAGCAGGCGACACCGGCTTCTTCCAGCTTCATGGTGAAGTAGTCTTTGCCGATCTTGGTGTCGTTGTGGTTCATGAAGTCACGCTGGTACTTGCGCGTCAGTTCTTCACGGAAGTGGATCATGTCAAGCGTGTGGTGATAGAACGCCTTGGTCTGCGCCACATCGTGCTTGTTGTACTCTTTGAGCACTTCGATCTGTGTGCGGTTCAGCATCGTGCCCACAGGGAACGGCAGGTCTTCAATCGTGTCGCTGCGCATGTTGAACTCCAGCACCTTCAGGCTGGTGGACCGGGCACGGTTGTCAAAGTGGTGAATCTTGAACAGGTCGATCTGCGTGACGAACTGGTCAGAGGTCTTGACAGAGTGCATCCAGCGGCCACCATCATCGTCTTGCGCGTTGATGATCGCCATCGCCTTTTGGTACAGCGTGTTGGCATCACTGTGACCCATGCGCACAAGAGTGTGCACCACAGGGTAGTCAAAGCCAAGATTGTTGAACCCAATCATGCGGGCATCGGTGTCTTTCAGATACTGAAGGAACGCGACGATCTCACGCGAGTCGTTGCGGTAATCGCTGATCTCAAAAGACCAATGCAGCGGTGCGTCTGCATGTTCCACTGCCAACGTAAAGACGTTGGGGAAGGTTTCGATGTCGTACACATAGTCGTTACTCATTACGTTTACCGTGTAGGTGGGGCCACTGGCCGGTCCTCCGGGAACCCCCAGAGGCAGTGGCCCCGATTCAATTACTGGCCGAAGAACGAAGGCAGGCCAGCAGGTGCGCCAAACGGTGCGGTAGGCATAGCGGCAGCAGCCGGGGCGAACATGCCAGCAGGGGCACCGGCCACAGCACCAAACAGGTTCGATGCGTCAACAGCACCTTCACCGAACGGCGTGTCATCACCAGCAAACTGGACAGCGATCAAGTCGCAGCGGATGCCACGGCCATGCTTGTTGTCTTGAGGCCAAGGCTTGATGGCAGCATTGACACGGCAACCGCCATACATCTTGCGGGCCAGTTGCTGATACGCCATCGTGTTGGCGGGGTCGATGGGCTGACCATCGGCTTGGATGACCTGCGGTGCGGTGTCGCGGCCTGCGGTGATGAACACATGGCCTGCATAACCATCGTAGGGCTGAAAGGTTTTCTTGTTGACCTTCTCCTCACCACGACCAAAGCAACGGGTCTTGCGATCTTGCTGGATCATGCCCATGACAGCCTGGGCGTGTTCTTTCCACTTCTCCAACGCCAAGGCACCGTAGCGGGCCATGAACTGACCAAAGCCGGGGTGGTCCTGCGGCATGATGAACTCGCAATTGAACGAGATGCGTTCCTTGCCGGTCTGCTCGTTGATTTGACGCTGTGGTTCAGCGAGGTGCGGGAAGGACAGACGGACGTTCGACAAAAAGATTATTTCAGACATTACATTTACTCCAGTTTAAGAAAGCCACGAGGGCAGGGATTCGGCAGCGGGTGCTGCTTCTACTGCACTGAATAACGGTGCAGCATTGGTGATGACAGCCGGACGGCCATCAGATTCGGGGGCTACGGTCAGCTTGCCAGCCAGCTTGACCACATACTCTTGCTCCATGCGCTTGAGTTGACGATCAGTCAGTGCAACTTTGGTGCCGTCCTTCTTTTCCCACGTCAGCTTCTCAGCCTTGGCGGGTGTGACGAGTTTGGTTTCGTAGATCGCGCCCTTGGGGATGCCCATCTTGACCAGCTTCTCGGCCATGTCGTCTTCAGGCAGCGCCCATGCACGGGAGCCACGACCATTGACCAGCTTCAAGCCTGGGATGACTTGACCAGCTTCAAGACGGCGCAGGGCTTCCTTCTCCACACCTTCGAGGAGTTGGCGCATCAAGGGGGCGGCTTCCATGATCTGAGCGATCTGGGCGTCATCCATCGTGGATGGGTCTTTATCGGCAGATTGCTGCGCGACATCGAGTGTTTGAGTTACGACAGGCTGGAACATGATTCCGACCTCCTTCATTACGTTACTTGCCAGCGCGTTGCATGAGCCTTTTGCACGGCAGAATTTACATTGACTTTCACCCGGTACAAGCGGTGCGTCTGGTTTGTCAGTGGCAGCAGCTTGAGCGACGATTGTACCCATGTTCGCCATCAAGTCACGCACAGAAACCTCGTGCGATGTGATGGCAGGCATCCCACGCAGCGCCAGCTTGGGTTGGATGATCGTCATGCGAACTGTGCTGAATGGGTAGTCACCATTGACGGGCAGCTTGTAGTCTGCCAGCACCCCGTAGGCGTACTGCTCAAGCTGCATGTTGCCTTCGGCGCTAACGATGCCCATGCCGTCTTTGTAGTCGATCAGTTCAAGAACATCGCCTGCAACATCACCTACAAGAATCTGGCAGTCCACAGTACCCGACAAGTCATCACGACCCAACAGGTGCTCGGGGTCCACCTTCTGCTCAGAAATGACCTTAAAAATGCCGTTCATCGAACGCTCACGGATGTACTCAATGGCCGACTTGACCCGTGCAGCACGGTCAGCGTCCACCTTAAACGTACCCTCGTGATCGGTAAAAGTTTCCCCCACCTGATCCATTGGGTCCGACAAGCCGTTCTTGATGCAGTGCTCCAGCAGCGTGTGCGAGTGTGTGCCATCGGCAGCAGCGGGGCCGCTACCGGTGTCAGGGTACTTGGCCTCCTCTCGAATGCTGCCGGGGCACAAGGCCCAGCGGTTGCGCTTCGATGGGGACAGCTTGGCGTGATCGCTCATGTCAGAAATCCATCGCACGACGAAGATCGTGGATTCTCATGTTGAGCAAAGGACCAAGTGATTCACGGCTTGCTTTGGCTTGCGCCAGTTCGTGCTCAAGGTGTGCAATGCGGCGATCTAGGTTTTCACCAACAGTGGGGTTGTAATCAACTTCACGCGCAATTTTTTGCTCTGCGCCCATGATTGCATTTGCGTACATGATCAACCTTTCAAGGCTTCAACGCCAGTGTGCAGTGCAGCATAGTGTTCGGGCTTCACATCGTTGATGTTCTGGTAGCCCAGACCAGTCAAGACGCCTTGAATCAATGCACCCTTTTGTGGGCCGAGTGCTTTATAGGCACCCATCACATAGTCGATCAAGCCCTTGGGGTCAGAGAACGGTGCGCTACTCGTTGTAGAAGTCGCTGTTGCAGTAGGCAATGGGTTCATCGCTGGAGCCATCGCAGCGGGCGTAAAAGTTGGTGGTGCTGGCATGACCGGAGCAGCAACGGGGGCAGCTTGTACCACAGGTGCGGGGGTTGGTGCAACAGGTGCGGGTGCTGCTACATTGCCAGCTTGCAGTTGGGCAGTCAGGGCAGTTACAGCAGCAGTCAGGGCTTCAATCTTGAGTTCGAGTGACATAAAGTTTCTCCAGAGGGTTACGGATTACAGGGGGTTGAATTGTGAGGCGGTCTTCATTAAACGCCTCTACGATTTCACGGTGCACTTCGCTTGGTGTCCCTAGCTTTCGTGCTTTCTCATGAAACTTGGTGCGCGTCTTGTCTGTCACTCGGACAGTCATGAACGCTGATTTGGATTTGGGTGATGTCATAAATAATTTCCTTGACCGATGACGCAGTGTAGCACAACCGTGGTACCATTGTGCAACTAATTTAAATTATTTCGGAAAAAGAAAAGCCCCGGTGGTTAGACCGAGGCTCTAAAAGGAGACATTCATGAAATCGTCGGCAACTGCTATCACCAACGGGTCCATTCTATGACAGCGCCACAGACTGTGCAATCTCATCCTGCGTCAGTTGACGCCTACATCAGACACGGATGGTCACTTGTGCCCATCCCAGCCAACACCAAAGGGCCACGCACCCCGGGCTGGAACCTCAAACAGAACGCCCTGAAGGCCCAAGGCGATCTGCCCCACGGCTACGGCATTGGCTTGGCCCATGCGTACAGCGGCACGATGGCCCTTGACATCGACAACTGGACCGTGACCACCAGCCTGCTGGCAGAGCATGGCATTGACCTGCAAGCCCTCTACGATGCGCCTGACGCCGTGGTCATCAACTCGGGCAAGCCCGGGCACGGTAAGCTGCTGTACGTGATGCCCTTTGGCGCTGCGCTGCCATCAAAGAAGATCATGCACAGCGGCATCACGGCGTATGAACTGCGCTGCGCTACGGTCAGCGGCCTCACGGTGCAGGACGTGCTGCCCCCGTCTATCCACCCCGAGACACGCCAGCCCTACCATTGGGCGGGCCACGGCCACTGGACCCGGATGCCCGTCATACCCCAAGCCCTGCTGGACCTGTGGAGTGGGATGCTGGCGCAGGACCAAGAGCGCACCATTGCCACGGATGGGTCGATTGACGCTTCATGGGAGGAGATCAGGCAAGCCCTCGATGCGGTGCCCGCTGACTGCACCCGTGACGAGTGGGTGGGCATCGGCATGGCACTGCACTGGGCAGGCACCCAGACCGATCAGCTTGAGCAGGCGCTGGCGCTGTGGAACGA